GGCTCCACATAGCCAAACTGCTCGATGGAGCGCTTCAGCTTTTCATATTCCGGATCTCCGGGCTTCAAATCCTTACGCGGATTGTAGTCAGCCGGGAGCAGGTCTTTTACATTTTTCTTTTCAATATTCATACCAAACCCCACTCAGCGAACTTCTCAAAACCGCCGATGGAGCGGATGTAGTCCCTCGCTGTTTCTACAATTTCTCTGTACGGAACACCGTCAATGCTGGTATCGCCAATGGCGCAGCAGACCTCGACCGGAATGCCCGTTTCCTGTGCCTGCAGCCAAGCGTAAATGTTCACGCTGACATCAGCCTTGCTGAGATCCTTTCCATGCAGGCCGCCGCCTGTGACGGAGTCTGCCATGTCGGAACCGAGCTTTCGGTTGGTCGCTCCGGAATCCACATCCGTGCCGCCAGACCAGTCACCGAGGGGATTGACCTCGGCTCCGGGATAGAGGCTTTTCAGTTCCTCTGTCGAAGCGTTGCTCTGGCAGATGATCAGCCTTGCCTCGTCAACAATGTACTTTCCATCCGTGCCGTACTTCTGGTAGATGCTTCTGGCGATGGCGGAGAGGGCTTTCTGCTCCCTTGTCACCGGGACGCCTTTGAAGATCCCGTTGTCGCCGCAGCGGATACCGTCCTTCTGGTTATCTGACAGGTGGGCATCCTGCGGTACCTCGCGGTAATCGGCCACAAGGTTTCCGGCGATGCGGTTTACGACAGCCTCCACCTCATCACGGGAGAGGGAGACCGAGGTTTCTGCAATGATGTGGCAGATGCCGTGGCCGATCAGGACTTCCACAGCAATCCTTGGATCAGCTTCCTTTTCATAGGCCAGATCCACAAGGGCACCGGCGATGCGGTCGGCTACTTTATCCGGGTGCGCCGGATTCACTTTCTCAAACATAATCATTCCTCCGATCCTATGCGTCGCCCCTGCGAGCACGGAGCAGCCGTTCCATCACGTCATCCTGCGGATTGCTGCCGGTGTACTCGGAGGCACAGTTTTCTTTCACGATCTGGTAGATCTCCATCCAGAGCCGGTTGGTCTGGCTCATGTAGTTCTGTCCCATAGCGACGTAGGGACTCTGGATGGCATTCCCGGTAGTAGGGTGCTTGGCGAGGAAGCCAAACTCCGTCACGGCCTCCTCACACTGAATCCACCGGGCGCAGCTCATGGCATAGCGCTCCAAGAGCTGGGGTGAAACCAAAGAGGAGCAGCCGCGTTCATGCAGCCACTCCCATGTGTTCTTATAGATTTCTGCCGCCTGCAGCTTTTTCCCGTCCTTCTGCTTTGCGGACAGGAGCCGCGACGGTTTGGGCATCGGTTGACCTTCCAAATCGGCTGCGTGAGAATCGAAGTCGATGACAGTCAGCGCTCGCTTGCCCGGATTGCCCTCAGCGATCTTGTCAGCTAAGGGCTTCTTTTTGGCTCCGGCACCCATCCGGGCACCGCCTCGGTTTGTACCGTCCTTAGCCATAAAAATCACCTCGCTTATCTGGGGGTATATTCCCCGTTTGAAAACGCGCACGCACACACGCGACCCCACGCCCGTTCCACGGGGCACAGGGCGTAGAGATTTGACCCGCCCCTACCGGTCAGAGTGGGTGTGCCAGCGGTCTCCGCGATCTGCATGAATCTTCGCATGACAGGCCGTGCAAAGAGACATCAGGTTCTCTTCGTTATGATTTCCTCCCTCGGCCAGCGGTTTGATGTGGTGCACCTGCTCGGCCTTCACGTACCTGCCTTCCTTAAGGCAGCGCTCGCAGAGTGGGTGGGCGTTCATGTAACGGTCGCGGATTCTTTTCCATGCACGTCCGTACCTGCGCTTGCTGGCAGGATCGCGGTCGTACTTTTCATATCGTTTGTTCTCCAGCTTCTCGTGCTCCGGACAAAAGCGCCCGTCAGTCAGGCGTGGGCAGCCCGGAAAGGAGCAGGGACGCTTGGGTTTTCTTGGCACCTGTGTCACCTCCATTTCGGCATAAGAAAAGCCCTGCAGGAGACGGGCTCCCACAAGGCTTCCGGTTCATTTCATTTTGTCCATCATAATACTATCATAAGAGGCGACTCTCATTCCCTCTCATTAGCTCTCATGATGGTGCTGACACAGGAAAGTGCCGTGTCGTGCATCCGGTAAATATGCTGGATGCTGTAATGCATCTCGACCGCAATCTTCTCCCACGAGAGAAAGCAGAGGTACCGCTTCTCCAGCAGGGTTTGCAGTTCCACGTCGGCAACGGACTGAATGGTCGCCATGATCTGTTCCTTCAGTTCCACCAGATCCTCCACGTCCTTCTTCAGGCTTTCCTGCAGCTCGATGATCTTCAGTACAGCACGTTCCACCTTGGAGCCTCCGTGATTCGGGTTCCGGGGCATGTCGCTGTAGGTGATGGTGCAGGAGGTAGCCAGTTCATTTAAGGACTCAATCTGCTGGAGCTTGGACTTGATCCGCATATCCAGCGTCCGCGCCTGTGATAAATATTCCTTTGCTGTCATTTCGATTTCTCCTTCCGCAGATTTCTGATGAGATACTCCGGGTCGACTTTTGATAGAACACCAAACCAGCCGGAGCGGAAGAAGCGCTCGATTTCGGCAAGCTCTGCCTCGTCATCCGTGAGCCGGTAATCCTTCACGGCCTGCAGGACGATGGCATTTGCCAGTTCCTCGTATGGGTTCAAAGTCTCACCTCCGATTCTCGTGATCCTCGGATTGACTCTGGTTTTCGTGATTTGACTCTGATTGTCATCGGTACAGCTCGGCCTTTACTGCAGCAATCAGGCCGTCCTGTGTTTTCTCCTTATTCTGGAGTGCCTTCAGAACGCGGCCATCCACAGTGTCGTCCGTGATGATGTGGTGGATGACGACGGTCTCGGATTGTCCCTGCCTCCAGAGACGGGCATTGGTCTGCTGGTAAAGCTCCAGTGACCATGTGAGGCCAAACCAGATGAGGGTGGAGCCTCCTGCCTGCAGGTTGAGGCCATGTCCGGCTGAGGCCGGGTGGATGACGGCCACCGGTATAATTCCGGCATTCCAGTCGCGGATATCGGCAGAGGTCTTGATTTCCCGGACTTTGAAACGGGACTTGATCCGCTCAAGGTCGTGCTTGAACCAGTAGGCCACCAGCACCGGTTTCCCGTTGGCTCCTTCGATCAGATCCTCCAAGGCGTCCAGCTTCCGGTCGTGAATCCGGATCTGCTGCTTGTCGTCATCGTAGATCGCACCGTTTGCCATCTGCAGGAGCTTGCCGGTGAGGGCGGCTGCGTTTGCGACCGTGATTTCCTTCTCTGGCAGCTGCAACACCAGCGTTGCCCTAAGCTCCTCGTACCGTTCGCGTTCATCGTCAGACAGATCCACCACGCAGTTGTTCATAACGAGCTCCGGCATCTTCAGGTGATCGGCTGCCTTCATGGAAATGGTGATATCCGAGATCCGCTTGTAGATCGCCTTGTCCGCACCGGGCAGGAGCTTGTAGGAGTAGATGATCTGGCCGTTCCGCTTGTCCGGGGTGAAGTAGTTGTTGCGGTACATCCCGATAAAGCGTCCGAGCCGTTCACCCATGTCCAGAATCTTGAATTCTGCCCACAAGTCCATGAGGCCGTTCGCAGAAGGGGTACCGGTCAGCCCGACAATCCGCTTTATCCGTGGCCGCACCCGCATCAGAGCCTTAAAGCGCTTTGACTGGTGGCTCTTGAAGGAAGAGAGCTCATCCACGATGACAGTGTCGAAGTCAAAGGGGATGCCGCTTTGTTCCACCAGCCACTGGACGTTTTCCCGGTTGATGATATAGATGTCAGCCGGTCTCTTTAAGGCGGTGATGCGATCCTTCTCTGAGCCAACTGCCACGGAGTAGGTCAGGAGCTTTAAGTGATCCCACTTTTCGATCTCCGCAGGCCACGTGTCCCGTGCCACCCTTAAGGGTGCGATCACCAGTATGCGGTGTGCCTCAAAGGTGTCGAACAACAGGTCAAGGAGTGCTGTCAGGGTGATGCTCGTCTTGCCAAGTCCCATGTCCAGAAGGACGGCACAGGCAGGGTGGGTTTCGATATAGTTGGTGACATACCGCTGGTAGTCATGGGGTACATATTTCATCAAGGATTCCTCCGATCTGGTCTTCGCCATCAAGGACGTAGACCTTAAATCCCAGCTGGCGCAGCAGGCGGTGTCTCGCTTCCTGCAAAGGGCGCGGAGCCTTGCCGGGAGCCTTGACCTCCACAAAGGCCATACGGCCACCCGGCAGAAGTACGATCCGATCCGGCATGCCATCAAAGCCCGGACTCGTGAATTTCGGTGCCAGACCACCACGACTCTTTACTGCGTCAGCCAGCTTTTTCTCTATTGTCTTTTCTCGCATTCGTTTACCTCCATCAGGCCGATTAACGGCCAAGGTGCAAGGTGTATCAATGCCATTTACTGAACTTTTTCTTAGGCTGATTTTTTTAGGCCTAAGAGAACTTTTGTATATGACCTTGATACACCTTGTCACATACCGGGATCAGGTCAGAAAATCATCAAAATCCCCGTCGTCGGTTTTCAGGCGCAGGCCTGTAAAGAAGCGCTTCCTCTTGAGCACCACGCGCTCATATCCGGCGTTCTCCAGCGCAAAGTAGAAGTCTGCCGTGCTGCGGACATACTCGTTCGTGTCCACGCAGTAGTTCCGGTAGGCCTGATAAAGCGCCGAGGAGCTTTCCCGGTAGCCGTCCCCGACATCGCATTTGTCTTCAATGAAGTGTCCGAACCAGTCATTCTGGGCGCGGTACTCATCAATGGCCTTCTGCACGCACTCCGGGACAGGAATCCGGTAGTCCAGCTCGATCACCTTTTTGGCACCCTCGATCACCCACGCCAGAATGCTTTCACCGGCGTTGGCATAGAGGTATTCGGCATAGTTCTTCTTGTCGCCGGAGCCCTCGATCTTGGCATCAAACGGGATCACGATCAGCCTCCGCCAGATGCCGTCATCGGACGCACTGACGCGAGGCAGGTGGTTGGTATAGAGCACCAGCGTGTGGCAGGGCGTGAAGGAAAACGGATCTTTGTATTTTTTCTCTGCGAACATGTCGTCCGTGGAGCAGAGCTGCTTGACGGTGGAGTCGTTGAGCCTTGCGCCTTCCTGCATCTCCGCAGCGATGAGCAGGCGCTTGCCCTTGGCCTCGGCCAGCTCCGGCTTGATGTTCCGTCTGCAGCCGACCGTCAGGGTATCCGCAGAGATGTTGCCACTGTACAGGCCGAGCACACGGGAGACGGCATTCCAGAAGGTAGACTTACCGTTCCGGCCACAGCCGTAGGCGATGATCAGGGCTTCCACGTAGACCTTGCCAATGACGGCGAGTCCGCAGATCATCTGGACGTAATCGATCAGCTGCTGGTTATGGCAAAAGATCAGGTCGAGGCAGTCCAGCCAGATCTGTTCTCCCTTGCTGCTGGGTGAGACCGAGGTGATCTTCGTAATGAAGTCCTCCGGCGAATGCTCACGGGCACCGGCAAGGCCGCGCCGCAGGTCATAGGTGGCAGCCGGGGTGCAGAGCGCGAAGGGATCAGCGTCCAAGTCCCTCGGAGAGATTTCCAGCATCGGGTGCGATTCCTTTAAGGTCGCGGTGATGTATTTGGAGTCCCGGCGACGGAGGGCAAAGGACTGGTAGGCCTTGGCAGACAGGAATTCCTTATATGCCTCCAGCTGCTCGTCGCTCATCAGCTGTTCGGCCTTTGCCTTGCTGGTGCCGTCGAGGATGGTCTGGGCACCGCAGTCCTCCATTTTCTTCAGAGCCTCCTGCATGTCCTTGGTGGCTTCCTTCAGCTGCCTGCGTGTCAGCTCATGGGCGACCGCCTGCGCACCGGGCTCTGTTTCCTTCCAGTAGTGTTCCGTATAGCGGATGAAGTGGGTGGCCGGTGAGTACCTGAGCTCATTCGAGAAGTGCTTAGCCAGCACCTCGGCCTGCCCGACGTCGGAGAAGTCCTCCGGCTTATAGCTGGTGTCGTCGTTGTAGACCTCCGGAGGGACGTAGCCATCCTGCGAGGCGACACGGGAGAAGAACTTCTGGGCGCTGCGCCAGATGGTCTTAAGCTCCGCATCCGAGAGCGGCGGATCACACTTGGCGGCTTCATCGAGGAAGCACTGGTAGGCCTCGTCGGTATCGCCGTACTTCTTAATGACGCGACCGGCAAAACGGGACATGGTGGCGTTCCGGCTTCCTTCGGAGATGACCCGGTCACCATACCTGCCGCCGCCCATGTCCTGATCAAAGGCATCGGCGTCCTCCAGAAAGTCGGTCAGGTTCATGCTGCCTTCCCGGATCTCCACCTCGGCAGCGGTCGTCCCGAAGAAGAACCGGGCTGCATCCAGCGCCTGCGTATCGAAATACGGAAAGATGGTATTGACCAGTTTCTTCAGGTCGCTGTAGGCGGTCGCATCCGTCATGAAGTCAATCGGGAACAGGATATGGAACTTCGGACGGGCAGGCTTGCCGTTTTTCTCCCGGTTGTGGTAGCGGCTGTAATGGACAGCAAAGCGCACACCCGGAAAGGCAGCGGCCACGTCGTCCGGGGTGATCCACTCAGTGGGATCTTCGGAGTGGTCGTTGTCGCAATCGACCGGGAGGCAGTCGCTGCCGATGAAGTTGTCGTTGTTGCGGTAGTGGTTCTTATATTCCGCGCACACGTAGTCGTGGCAGACAGCCGCTTTCAGGCTGTCCGCATCCACTACATCGTGCCGGTGGGGGTAGGAGCAGTTACCGGGATTGCCGGTAATGTCTGCGCTGTACAGGGTAATCATTAGTCGCACACCTCCTTGGACTCATCCTCCAGCACCTTGGTGATAAATTTCAGTGCGCGGATCATGGTTTCCAGCTCGCAGTCACCGCCGAGGAAGACTTCGAGGCTCCTGCAGCCGTACCGGTCGACGCTGGTGTTTACCTCCATGTCTGTGCCGCCGTTATCCTTGATGCGGAAGTAGCTGCGTCCGCCGTGGCCGGTATCGCCGCCCATGTAACCGGTCGTCCCGGCTTCCACTTCGAGCAGGTTGCAGCTGATCACGTCACGGGTATAGGTCGTGATCTCGGTGCCGTCCGGCAGGATTCTGTCATTCTCTTTGATTTCAAACATCGTATTGTTCCTCCAATTCTTCTGTGAAATAGCGCAGGCGGTAGTTCTTCCAGCGTGCGCGTCTGATTTCCGCTGCCATGCCGTTTGAGATGGTGTCTCCGAATACCCAGACCTCAGAGCACTTGCTCATCAGGGCATTCCCGAAGAACAGAGCAAGCTCGCGTTCTGTGGGATCACCATCGTTCATGAACTGAGGGAACAGCAGGTGCGGCGCGATAGGGATATAACCGGTCTCAACGGCAAAACGCGAGTACTTCCGGGCAGCGGCAATGTTCCGGTCGATGTCTCCTGCATAGGGTGAGCAGATATAGACGATCGGCCTGAATGCACGCAGAGCCCGTCGCTCCTCGCGTTCAAGAGCAGAAAGTGCCTCGTATGCGGTTGGGTCTTTGTATCCTTCGCAGTTGCGTAAATCCACACTCATGAAAAAAAGCCTCCTTTCCGGGCAGACTGTCACCGCCCATTTCTTACTTTCCACTGGAGGTGACAGCCTGCTTTTGACGAAGGAGGCTCAGTCTTTTTTATAAAATTCTGTTTCGTAGCCGTCAGCTCGAAGGAGCAGGCCTTTTGCCCACGGTGGCGTCCTGCCCATCTGCTCGCAGACCGCCTCAAGCGACATCCGGGGATCGGCCTCGATCACGAGCTCGTCGTGGATGTGCATGACAATACTGCAGCAGCGGAGCGTCTTCATGGCGTAGCACAAAATATCACGGGAGGTCGCCTGCACGATGTTCTCCACAAACCGGGCTCCGTAGGATTCGAGCCGTTCCCATTTCTTTGTGCCGCCGACACCTTCATAGGTGATACACTCGCCGCCGAACTTATTTGTACCGACCTTGGGTTTCACGTAGGCGAGGTTTCTTCCGGAGGGAAGCGTGATAAACAGCATGCCGCTGCGGTAGGAAAAGAGGATGCCGTGTGTCTTGGTGGCGTGGTGGAACTTGACGGCCTCCATTGCCGCCCGGTCGACGTCCCACCAGAAGGACACGATCTTTGGGTTCGACTGCCGCCATGCATCCACAAGCTGGGGAAGCTCATCCTCAGATAAGCCCATCTCCAGAGCGCCCATCGCTTTTAAGGCACCGACCGAGCCGCCATAGCCGAGGGCGAGCTCTGCGATCTTGCCTTTTTGCCGCAGGTGGCCGTTTATGCCATGCTTCTCGACCGGGACTTTGAACATCTGGCTGGCCGAGGCGCAGTAGATGTCGCCGCCCTTGGCAAAGACCTCCTGACGCCACTGTTCACCGGCCATCCATGCGATGACGCGTGCTTCGATGGCAGAAAAGTCCGAGACAATGAACTTCTGGCCGTTTCTGGGAATGAAGGACGTCCGGATCAGCTGCGAGAGCGTGTCCGGCACATCCTCATACAGCATTTCGACACTGTCGTAGTCACCGGAGCGGACAAGGGCACGTGCCTCAGCCAGATCCGGGAGGTGGTTTTGCGGCAGGTTTTGCAGTTGGATCAGCCTCCCTGCCCAGCGGCCTGTGCGGTTGGCTCCATAGAACTGGAACATGCCACGGGCACGGCCATCGGCGCAGACAGCCGTTACCATCGTCTGATATTTCCTGACGCTGGATTTGGCAAGCTGCTGCCGGAGCATCAGGACGCGCTGCAGCTCAGGCGGTGCCGTTTTGATGAGCTCTGCCACGACCTTCTTGCCGAGGCTGTCGGTCTCCATGCCGTTGTCTGCAAGCCACTGTTTCATTTGCTGGACGCTGTTTGGGTTTTCCAGCTCGGTGAGCTGCCGCATGGCCTCGGTCAGCTCTGACCGGGAACGGGCATCCATGTCGATAGCCTGCCGGACAAGGGGAAGGTCGATGGCGACGCCACGGTCGTTGATCTCCTGATCGATGTGGTACTCGTCCCAGACGGCATCCGGCACCGGGAACTTCTTAAGCCTCTGTTGGATAGACATTTCCGTCTCGACGTCCCGGATGTTATAGCGTTTGAAGGCAGCCCATTTCTCCGGAGCATGGAAGGGGCGGTTCCGGGTGCGCTGGCCATTGGTCTTTGTGGGAGCGCAGGGCTGGCAGAAATATTTGATCAGATCCTTGCCCTCGGTGAGCTTCTGTTTCTCAAGTCCGAGCACGGCTCCGACGCCCTCCAGCGAGAGGGGCAGTCCCATCGTGGCCGACCAGATCATGGTGCAGCGCCAGCCCTCCGGGTTGAGGTAACGGGCGCATTCTTCCGAGAGCGGATGATTGTCGTGAAAGGGATCAAGGCTTAAGCCCAGCGCCTTCATATGCTGGGACAGGCAGATCCGTTCAAAGTTTGCATTGAATGCCCACTTGGTGACGGCATCGTCCGTCAGGGCATCGAGGATCTCCGAGGGGATCTTCTCGCCGCAGGCAAGGTCGATCACCTGCACGGGAGCGCCGTCCGCACTGTATCCGAACAGCAGGATCTCAAAATCCGGTGCCTCCACGTAGCGATAGACACCGGCCTTCTGAAGACTGACGCTGGAGTAGGTTTCAATATCTATGCTGAGTGTTTTCATGTTGTACCTCCAAAAGGGCGACAGAGAGACTCCCTGCCGCCCGGTGTGTTCAGCGCTTTTTGCGTTTCATGTCCTGATACCATTTCTTCCAGATGGGACTGAATTTGTCATAGACGGTCTTGATGATTCCGATGATGATCACACCGAGGATGTAGAAAATTGTCCCGTAGACAACAAGGAAGAAAATGACGTTCACGATGACCGCAATCAGCTGGTTTGACATATTTATGATCTGTTCCATATCATTTACCTCGTTTGTCAAAAGGGAGTGGCAGCGGCAAGGCCACCACTCCCGGAGTCTTATTTCAGGGCTTCCATGCGCTTTGCGTGGTACTCGTCGTCCTGCAGCGCTTTCTTCTCCTCACGCTTCTCGCGCTTGTGCTCGTTCACGATGGTCTGGATTCCAGAGATGGTGAGCGAGATGATCATGAGGCAGAAGCAGCCGATCAGGATGTTGCAGAGAAGGGATGAAATCATAACGGTGCTTTCCATGGTTTGGCACTCCTTTCCTTAGTTGAGAAAATCTTCGTCGTCATCGGTTGCGAAGTCGGACTCGGCGCTGGCCTTGCCACCCAGAGGCTCACCGGCACGGATCAGCTGCAGGTTGTTCAGGCCGCAGGCGATGCCACGGTTGCCGTTGGAGTTGAAAGCGTACAGGGTGATGCTGGCGCGACCATATACACCGGAGTAGACCTCCGAACGGGTGAGCACGGGATTGAGATCCGCGTCCACGATGCCGGGTGCCGTCGCGGAGTTCGCGTTGATGAAGTAGGCGTTGGCGTAGGCCGGATCGTCCGGGCGCTCTGCATCGCCGTCACGGAGAGGCGTCTTGATGGCTGCCAGAGGCGGCACACTCTTGGAGTTGCCCTTGAGCTTGGACTCGCCCTCGACGTAGGCAGCTTCGATGGCAGCCTTGATCTTGGCGATGGTCTTGGTGTCGGACTTCGGGATGATCAGGCTGACACTGTACTTCGGAGTGCCGCCGTTGATGGACTTCGGCTCCCAGACGTTGGCATAGCTCCAACGGGTGTTCTCGCCGGTGATGACTTTCATGGGGTTCTTAACAGTTGCGTTCTTAGACATAATCTTGTCCTCCTTAATTTTCACTGAAATCAGATTTTGCATTGTTCATGGCCGGACGCTTGTCGCTCTCCGGCACGAGAGTGGGTTTGCCCTGCGGCTTTTCAATGAGGCCAGCAAGGACTTCTTCAAACCGGGCTTTGCCCAGCAGCTTCTGCATGGCGGTGACACCGAGGAGCTTCTGCTCGTAGGGATCAAAGCCTGCCTTGGTAACGGCTGCGGCGACGGCAGCATCGTTTATGTACCTGCGGTTGGAGCGGCCTTCGACGAGCTTCCAGCCCGACCAGACCTTTCCGCTGATCGCCTGCTGCAGGGCGTAATCCTTAATATCGGATGCCCATGCCACCAGAGCGTCGACCTTGCCGAGAATGTCCTCGACGTCCTCGTCGGTGAGGAGCGGCGGCAGTTTGAAGTCGTATCTTGCGAGCTCCAGATTGGCAGCGGCGCGAGCGCGGCAGGCATTCTTGGCCTTGCAGAAACCGCACCATTCACCACAGAGGAAGTTCCCGTCACCGGCAAAGGCGAGATCGGCAGCAGGCTTTAAGACTTCGTCTGCCCACC